GAAAAAAGCACTAGCAAACCAGATTAGTGTAAAACGGCAATGCCAGCAGAAATTGATTAGATGCTGGCTGAAAAATAAAACTGAAAAAAAGAAATGGCCGTTATCAACTTGTTTAGTAAAATGAAAAGCTTGGGTGGGCCTGGGAATTTGGTGCGCTAATAGTAGTAAAGGGTAACAACGAATGAAGGGCATCGAGGTAGCATGGGGACTCATTTTAAAATAACAGTTAGGTGGAGGCGGTTAAAATGTTTTTTAACACAACTTTCTTTCTATGTCTGACCGTCTTCACCGTTTTAAATTAATTAAAAGCAGGGGGTATCATTAATAAATTTGTTGGTACTATCTATTAACTAACGCCCCTTGCTTCTTTTTTCGCTTCCCCGTAATAATAATATTTTTATAAATCTAATGGGGAAGCGATTTTAAAAGGATCGATATGACTTACGGTGAAATTGACAATATTCTGAAGGGTTTTGAGGGGTATGAGACTATTTCTATCAATGATAAATCAACGTTCATCTGGATAGCTATTAGATACATTGATCAGAAGTTTTGGGAAGATGCCTTTTTTGACTATGTGGAATTAAATAAAAAAGAAGTGGGGGCAATTGATGGATGATCTTTTAGAAAATAGACACTTAACTATCAACCAGCGCCAAGCACGAAAAAAAACTATGAAACCAGTTTTGGTTGATGACGAGGAATTTGAATCGATTCGGGCGGCGTCTGCTTTTATGAAATGCTCAGAGTCTAAGATGAGGAAATATATTGCTAAAAAATTATTGATGGACGATAAAATAGTTAAGTTTGCAAAAAAAGGCGATTAATTGAATAGGATAAAATGCGTAATAGGGAACGCCAGGGGCTTTGGCTACCATGGCTATTTTGTTAGATTTTATTATGATGAAGGTGGTAAAACCTATGTCGCTAAACCTGTGAAATTAGAGTTTGAAGAATTGCCAGAAAGTATGCACAGTGAGCCAACATTATTTATAGATAAACTTTCGATGGATGATTTTGCAAACGATTCTGATACAAAATATAAAGATATGTTGACTCAAAAAGACTTAGATAAAAATGAACATATAGCAAACATAAATCAGATTTTAGATAAGGTATTGTTTAATAAAAAGGCGTTAAATGACTGAACCAATTGATACAAAATATTATGATAAACGAAAAAATACCTGGGAAAAGAACAGTAAACCGATTCGAGTCGGAGCGAAAACTTACCCATCAATGGCGCAGGCTGCGAGGGAATTGGGTTGCTCTGCTAGTTTGATATCTCTACGGTTGACGAATGGTGAGACTTTTAGGGGATTGGAATTGGAAAGGATTAAAAAAGATGAAACTTAATGAACAATATGATTCTATCTTAAATAGAATGGTTAGCCTTATAGACAAGGGGTCGGATGATTTTAGTGTAATTGTTTGTACATTTCTTAGTCAGATATACAAAGAAAATTTAAAAATAAGACAGAGGTTAGACGAGTTAGAAGTAAAATTGGAAAGGATTAAAAAAGATGAGTGATCCAATGGGCTGCGAAGATTGCCCGGCAGATGCAAAGATTGCAAACATGGAGTGTTTTACTGTGATCCTCATCCATGCAGCATGGATAAAGATTGCATTAAGTGTATGAATACATATAGTAAACATATCTATTCTAAAGATTTTTACTGTAAATATTGGATTAAAAACGATGAGATGGATTAGGCCGATAGACCCCCGATTATGCCCACTTTGTAATAAGAAAATGGATTTTCTTTACACAGACGAAACGGGGGTTATGTGCAGAACTTGCTACAAGGCGAGGCTAAAGGTGAGTGATGCGCTTAGAAGGATAGCAGAGAAAGAAGAGGCAGCAAGGAATACAAAATAATGTGGTATGATAGATTATAATGCAAAGCTAAGCGAAAGGGGAACGATGACAACGCAAGGCGATAACAATCAGAAAGGCAAAACGAAAAAGTCTCCTATTCCGGGGGCAAAACAATTTACTAGCGAATATCAACCCGATCCAAAAAAACAATCAGAAGGGCAGAAACGATATTGGCAGTATCGCAAAGCTCGGCAGCAGATGTTTGAAAAGCTGTGTGATGTTAAGCTACCGAACGGAAAGGGGGCTGACTTCTGGGACGCGGTTAAAGAAAAATTGACCGATATGGTTTTTGCTGAAGATATTGACCTAAGTGACTATGAATCTAGCTGCGCACCTAACGGAGCTGAGACGCTAACATTTCTAGGGAATAAACTGACTGCAAGGGAAAAGTCCGACTTAATTCTTAAACTATGTAAAGAGTTCATGCCAGAGGACAAAACCGTCAAACTGGAAAACGGTGACGGTGGTCCATTTGTAATTAATTTTATAGAACAATCAAATGACTAGATATACCATATTTCTATATCTATAGAAAAAAGGAAATATATATGCCAAATCGAGAACCAAGTCTAGACGAAATTGCAATATTTAACGGAATTTTAACACCTGAGCAGGGCGCTCAACAAAAGATATCATTCACCGATACTACTGGTCAGTCTGCTGCTTTCAAGACCGACTTAATTACGGTATTTTGTACAGAAAACTGCTGGTTAACCTTTGGCAGTAATCCGACAGCGGTAGCAGATGATAGCAATTCAACATTTTTACCTTCTACCTTAATGAGATCGTACCGAGTTAAAAGAGGCGATAAGTTGGCGGTAATTAGAGATACAAGCAGCGGCGACCTTCATATTAACGGAGGTGCCTAAGATGTTTTTTAGTCAACAAGGCGGCGTAAGCACCCCGACTCTTTCAAATATTTCCTATATTGATTTTAATACGTCTATTGTGGTTGCCCATCAAGAGGGTAGGCTTCACTGGAACTCTGACGATGGTACTTTAGAAATTGGCATGCCTGGCGGTAACGTCAATCTTCAAATCGGTCAGGAAATGCTTATCAGGGTCAAAGCTTCTGAAGATATCGACAACGGAGAATTAATATATATTGATGGCGCAGATGGAACCAATCCCACTGCATCTTTAGCGAATGCCAGCGAACAAAATGCTTCCAAAACGCTGGCAATGGCAACCGAGGACATAACTAGCGGTCAGAAAGGTTTCGCTACAGCTTTTGGTCTTGTTAGAGATGTACCCGTGCCTATAGCGACATATTCTGACGGTGATCCGATTTACCTAGATTCAACATCTGGTAAATTTACAAAAACAAAATTAAATCATCCAAATTTCAGAATAAAAGTTGGTTACGTTTTAAGAGCGCATAACACCGAGGGCGTTATTTTTCTGACAATCAACGGCGATCAGTGGCTTAAAAGAATGCAAGCACAGGGCGAGCCGACGGGATACGATGGCGATCAATCGCAGCTAGTACCTGATATTTCTATCTCAACAAGAACTATTTCAGTGGCAGTGCAGGGAGGTGAGACTTATTTTAATTTCTGGTCGAAGGGTCGGGAATACAGAAAAACCTCAACGCAACAAACGACCATTGCAGACACGACAGGGCTTCATTTTATATCATTTGATGCCGATGGTGTTTTGCAAAATTCAATGACTCCTTGGCAATTCGGTCAAGGGCTAACATTTACTGCAATTGTGTACTGGTATCAACCAGGAGGGAAAGGGCTATTGCTCGACGAGCGGCATCTATGTGTAATGGACTGGGCGACTCATAAATATTTGCATGAGACCGTTTCAACCAGATATGAAAGCGGCTTGACTGGAACTTTTAACGACAACGGCAGTTTTACAATAACTGCTGGCGAAATACATGATGAAGATATTGAAATCAATATAGCTCAAAAAACAGACTGCACCATTCTGTATAGAGATGGCAGTCTTGATTGGAATTTTGATATTGATGATGCAAAATTTTACAAAGAGACAGCGGATATTATCCAATATGATAATGCTGGAACTTTGACAGACGTTCCAAATAGTTCACACGTTTCGTATTATATTTTCGGCACAAATGACACAAATGATTCCATTTGGTCTGTCATGGGGCAGAGAACCGACGGAACTTTGGCGAATGCTATTTTAAATCAAAATCCCACAGGCTTAGCACTGGGTACTCTTCCTAGTCCTGAAATGAAACTCCTTTACCAGGTCATTATTAAAAGGACCACGACAAGCGAAACGGTCGAGAGAGTAGTAGACTATAGAGAGGCTTCCACTTTAGTGTCTGGCGATTTTGTAGGCACTTCACATCAAGCTTTATCAGATCTAGAACTTGCAGCAAATGGCAAGACTTATGGGCATATTGACGACCAAGCGCAAACTATTGCAGGGGCCAAGACTTTCAGTGGGGCGGCGGTATTTAGTTCTACCGCAGAATTTAGCGTGACTACCACTTTCACAGGCGCGCCAACTTTTAACTCTGGGATAATCACGCCGCTTGCTACCAAGACAGCAGATTACCCGATGGTAAGCACCGACCAAACTATCTTGGCAGATGGTAGTGGCGCAAGTGTTGATATCACTGCTCCAATACCGTCATTAGGGCGCAAGTTTACGATGAAGGCTATTGATATCAGTAATGCTGTTAGAATATTGCCTTATGGTGCTGAGACTTTCGATGGCGCTGCTAATTACACTTTTGTTGCTCAGTATGAATCAAGAACTTATATATCAGATGGTACAAATTGGTTTGCAATTGCATCGATAGGAGCGATTTTGTTATGATAGCGAAAAATGAATTAACTAAATGGTTTAATGGGGAAGTGATGGTGGAAATTGACAAGAATAGCCCCGGGAAGATAGATTTTCATGAGCCTGTCTCCATTATTTCGCCTGCTATTTACGATAGATTTCTTGAGATGGTAGGAGTAAAAGCATCGATGCCATATGGAGATGATGAATGATAAAAAAAGCAATGCCATCGGGTAAATGTAAAGTCTGGACAAACGATGGGAAGCCTATCAGGTTTCACAGAGCTTCCAAAGCAGACCGTAGGAAAGCAAAGAGAGAGCTGGAGAAGCTTAGAATAAATAAATTGTTGCTTGCAAAGCTAATGGGCGGGGGTGATAAATGATAAAACGTATCGGAGATCAATTCGTTTTACTCTCCAAGGACGCAAAAAAAGTTATTGGAAAATTTCCTACAAAACTTCAAGCTGAAGAGAGGGAAAAGGATATAATTAAGATCAAGCGAACTAAGGCGCTGGAGAAGTTTAAGAGTGATAGAGTGAAAAGGAATATCGTATGAATGATTTAGTAAAGAGAAGACAAAGGGCAATGGGCGGCGGTTTAATCGCTAGGGGTAATATTGATTTATCAAAAAGGCCGGTAGTTAAAAACCTGGACGGGTCCATTTCGACAATAAAAAGCAAAAGTTTTGGATTCGAGGATGGATATCAAACTTTGTTACCAACTATAAGCCCAGACGGTAAACTGTTAAATGATGCTCAGGCGGTAGATTTGTATAGAAAAACTGGTAAGCACCTAGGCAAGTTTCGTGATGTAACCTCGGCGACTGGTTTTGCCAAAAAGATGAGCGCGGAGCAGGGCAGACGGTACGGAAAGTAACAGTCTAAAAAAGAAAAAATCTTGATCGATATCAAAACATCAAACGTATTTACTAAAAACCGAAAGGCTAACACTCGTATAATTGTGAACGAGGGAAGTTCCAGGTCTACTAAAACATACAGTATAGCGCAATTGTTAATTGGCTTAGCATTGGAGTCAAAAGTTAAGATTACGGCATGTAGGTCTAAGCTTACATGGCTTAAGGCAACGGCTTATCTTGACTTTATTGATGTTCTCCAAAACCACTTTAATTTGTATGATCCTAGGTCAATGAACAGGACCGAGTTAATTTACACTTTCCCGAACGGGTCAACTTTTCGTTTTCTTGGGCTGGATGAAGTTCAGAAGTTACATGGTTACAAGGGTAACATTCTTTGGATTAACGAAGCAATGGAGTGCGCAAAAGGGTCATTTACTCAGCTAGCAATGAGAACCACGGACAAGATTTTCATAGATTACAACCCAAGCGCAGAAACTCACTGGATATACGACACTGTTATTCCTCGGGACGACTGCACTTTTATTAAATCAACATACAAAGACAACCCCTTTCTAGAACAAGCCATTATCGACGAGATAGAGCGCCTAGAGCCTACCCCAGCAAATATCAAGATGGGGACGGCCGACGAGACACTTTGGAAGATTTATGGTTTGGGCGAAAGGGCAGCACACAAAGGGCTTATTTTTGGAGATACTGAGATCTGTAAAGATTTGCCTCCTAAAGAAGAATGGAAAAAACACGCATACGGATTAGACTTTGGATTTACAAATGATCCGACTTCTTTGAGTCTAGTTGTCCTTTCTCATGGAGAGTTATATTTTAAACAACTTCTTTATGAAAAAGGTTTAGTTAATAGAAAAGATCCAAAAATGCCAAAGCAGAAATCAATCGAACAGCGATTTGAAGAGCTAGAGATTCCTGAAAACGCGGAGATATGGGCAGACAGCGCCGAACCAAAGTCAATCAAGGACTTACAGAATGCAGGATGGTTTAACTTGCAAGGAGCAGACAAAGGAAAAGATTCAATTGTAAATGGCATTCAGAATATTAAAAGATACAAAACTTATATTACAGAATGTTCAATTGATGCTATAAAAGAACGCAACAACTACAAATGGGCACAGGACAAGAATGATAAGATTTTGAATAAACCAGTAGACGCCTTTAACCATTTTTTTGATTCAATTCGCTATTGTTGCAGTATGAAATTTAGATTAGTATACGAAGATAAATATAAAGCAACTTCACCTTTACAAAGACTCAAGAAGGGCAAGACGCTAGAAGAAAAACTAAAATACTATGAAAGCAGAAGACGACTTGAATCGACATTCTGATGCAGAAGTGGACAAGGAGCATTTAGACTTGCTTTTCAGCGAGGATTATTTGCCATTTTATCCTGAAAACAAAAGAGAAATACCAATGCAGCAAAAAATAAAAGTAGCCCACGCAAGCACACCGCTAGGACTTCAAAAAGCTCTGGACGAACTTACAAAACAATATGAAACTTGGACTATCATTAAAATGGATCTTTCATCAAGTTTGTCTGGCGATTTAACGGCCATAGTTTTAATGGAAAAACGAGTTTGACATGGAAGAATTTAAAAAAGAACTACAAAAAGCAATCGATGAGGCATTACTTCACGGCGCGGTGGTATCTATTGATGAGTATTTTAACGGTATGTTTGTACAACCCGAGCAAGTTTTTAAATACGAGAGAAAAGAAGGCATGGAGCTTTCAAAGATAAAAGAAACAGTGAGAATAATGTGCAATAGTTTCGGCATTGATCAGCGCTTTATGTTTGCGCTTATCGAAACAGAAAGCAATTGGAATCAGTGGGCCGTTAAATACGAGCCTGGGTATAGATGGTACATGGAGGAACCAGATACGGGACGTTTCAAAAACTCTCCCGAGACCAACAAAGAAATGCAGTCTTTTTCATACGGGTTATGCCAAGTCATGGGTAATCATTTTTATGAGCAAGGTTTTACAGGTTTCTGCACTCAACTAGTTGATCCAAAATTAAACACGGTGATCGCAATTAAAATACTAGAGCGACATATAAAGAAAGGCGTTAAACTGCCAATGGAGCTATACGCAGCATATAACGCTGGAAGTGTAAGAGTTTCGTCAAGCGGTGATTTTGTGAACCAAGCGAATGTTGATAGGTTTATGAAGATTTATAATAAAACTGAGGTTTAGGAAAAGCATGAAAGCATTAAATCACTACAGGATATTATTATTCATTCTAGCATTAGCAGGGGTTATATTTGTCGTGCTGGATATTTTAAAAAATGGGTAATTATGGCACTGACTTTTGAAGAAATTAACGAGATGGCAGGAAAGATATGGACGCCCAAGATAAGGAAAGCACTAGAAAGTATTTTTGGTAAAGAAGTGATTGATGGGATGAGTGATGAGGAAGTTTTGGATTTATGGAAAATGACAGAAGTATGAACAACATCGGCATAATAGTCGTTCTAACTCTTTTATGTGTCGTGGCGATTGTAGATAATTCATTTCAAGCATCGGAGAGCACAAAGAAAGAATTAAAACACGCTAGGAACTTAACTAATTTGATCGAGTCTAATAGTAAATTTATAAACAATGGTAAAATATATAAATGTAAGGGGTTTTAAATGAATTTCGGGCAAGCACTAGAACACTTGAAGAACAATGATAAAAATGCAGCGGTTACTCGATCAGATTGGTATGGCAGTGCCGCTAGTCCGATCGTGAAGCTACAGAAACCAGATGATAAATCGTTTATGTCCGAACCATATTTATACATGGAAAAAACTGATTGTAATTGCAAACAAGTTAGATTCCCCCTAGATCTTAGCTGTGAGTCGATATTATCTGAAAAATGGGAAATATTGAAATGATTAAAAAGAAAGAATTTTACAAATGGGAAAAAATCAAACTCATTGACGATAAGAAATATCCTCATATTTCTTTTGTAACCGCATACTATTTTTTTGGGCTGCCGATATACAAATATGAGAAATATGTACCAAACAAAATAGATTCGTTCGACCTTGAAGAAGAAACGAGCGGATACGTAGAAACTAAACCGGTCAAGAAAACTGGAACTTATGATCCTTCGAAGGATGAAATCAGAAAGCTAGAAGGTGAGGAAAATGGGAGTTTTGAGTAATGAATAATGTATGCCATGTTTTAATAGTGATCTTACTAGCAGGCGAGGTTTTTGCATTTGCATTTATTACTAAAGATGTGATTAGAAAAATGTCTAAGATAAATAACGAAACAGAATCTAGAGCGGTTAGGATAGAGAAAATATTAAAGCAGCAATGCGGTAGTTATAAACAAAAGGATTAACATGTATTTAAAAAGTTTAATTTTAGTTGGTTTACTATTATTAAGTGCAAGCGGTTTCACGTTTGCTCTAAAACTAGACAGTAACGAGCATACAAAAGAAACCTGTCGATCACAGATCAAAAAGAAGGCGAACGGTAAAACGCACAGACAGAGCTTGAAAGGCTGCTGCTCCCACCATAAGGGTATTAGTCAATGTGGTTTAGATAAGATTGTTACGTTCAAGGATGGTCATCTGAAGTGCGTTGACGGTTGGAAAAGTGGTTGCGAATTATAATTAAAAAATAAACAAAAGGATTGAAATGAAGTTAGAAATCGGTGATGTTGTAAAGGCAGTATTTGGCGAAGATGGTGAGGAAGAAATAGGAGAAATTGTATCTTATGAGGTAAAAAGTGACGGTATCACTTACAGCATGAAGATAGGTAAATCTTCTTATCCAGGGTTGACAGATAAACAATTTATTAAAAAATATGTCGAGTGGAAGCCTAGGACCAAGAAAGGCGAGATTTAACCAACTATTTCCGATGAATCCCAATTCCCTTCTTTAACGCCGCCGCCTCATTTCCAGAAATTTTAGCACCTCTTTCAACGGCATTCTTCAAAACCGAATCAGTCACATAATTACTTTTCTGCACTTTTTTCCTTAATCCAGGTTTATCATTACCGGCAATAACGCACCCTTTTTGTTTAACTATTCTTTTGTATTCATCGTAATGCGTGACCTCTCTACCTAAATTAGGCTGATAACCAGGCTGAAAACCGTCCCGAATCCGCGGAGGGTTTGCCACCTCGTGCCGATAACCGTCAAAAACGGTATGAATATCCTCGTTTTCTTCCAAAAACTTATCTGCTTCCTCGGGTGAAAGGAACCGTATTGAGTTGTTACTGAAGACATATTTAAAGAATCTTGTACAAGCCATCATTCTCCCTTAATATTATGGTATTGTGTCATATACAAAGATAAGGATATCACCGTGGATAAACCAGAAATAATTGTCAAAATTGATAAACTTTATAAAGAAGCAAAAGACTATCGGAAACAATTCGAAAGCAAATGGAAGGAAGAACAAAGATTTTATATGGGCAAACAGTGGAAGTTTGCCGACAAACGGCCCGTAAAGAATTGGTGTTTTACTTTAGTAGAGGGCGAGCTTCCAATTCTAACAGATAGCAGGCCGGCCAGCGATATCATTCCCTACCAGCAAGAAGAAACAGAAGACGCCAAGGTTTTGTCTTCAGGTATGACATACGTTTATGATGAGCAAAATTTAATGCTTAAAGTCAACGAGGTAATGAGAAACGCTCTAAAGGCTGGACCATGCGGCTATCATTATGTTGGACATGATCCATGCGGAGAGAAAGGCGAGGGCAAGATCACGATTAAAACAATGCCCTGGGATCAGGTTTATCTAGATCCATCGGCAAATTTAATTGAAGATGTGAGTTATGCCATCCTAGAAATTCCGACAAAAAAAGAAGATGCAATCAGGTTATGGCCTAAAAAGAAAAAAGAAATTGAAGAGCTATGCACGTCGAATAATAACGCAAATGGCGACACGGTGGACGAGTATATTGATCCGACGCGCTGGGATGGCGTGGGCGGTATTTCTGACGATACTTTTGAGAAAAGTAGGTATCAATCCGAGGATACGTTAACAGTCAGAGAATCATGGCTTAAAGATTATTCGATGGAAAAAATTCCTCAAGAAATCACAGATGAGGAAATTGTCAAAGAGTCTCAAGAAATAATGCAAGGTGTGAATCCTGACATTGGACTATACGAGAACCATCAAGAACACATCATTAACCATGAGCAGCATAAAGTGGCGATTGTCTCGGCTGCCCTTGGCGTTCCTGATGAATTAATCACTGATCAGATGATTGACCAGGCCCGGGCACAGGATCAAAATATCGCGCTAATGTTGAGTATTATAGAGGATCATATAGAAGAGCATGCACTGCACGAGGAAGACAACCCGAAAGCAGAGCGCCCCAAATATGTAAACAACATGAGGCTAGTAATCAGCATAGATGAGCTAGTTTTATCTGATGATGTGCCAGATGTTGACGACGGCATGATACCGCTTGTCGCTTACTATTGCTATAAAACCGGGGATTCAATTTATGGGTTTTCAGAGATTAGAAATATTATATCGAGCCAAAAATCTTTTAATGAAATGGATTACTCGGAATATAAGGGCCTTAAACTTAACTCTAATTCTGGCTGGGTAAAAGATGAAAATAGCGGTGTTGATTCCGACACTTTGACCAACGAAGAGGGCCTAGTTGTTACAAAAGTTCAAGGAACGGAAGTGAGGCGCCTCGAACCTGGCCAAGTTTCCCCACAATTGGGAATAAGAAAGCAAAGCGATCAAATAGCAATGGAGCAAATAAGCGGCGTAAATGAAGCAACCCAGGGGCGTAGACCAACTGGCGTAACTGCTGCCCAGGCCATCAAATATTTACAAGAACAGTCAGTAGGGAGAATTAGGCTTAAAACTAGAATGTTAGAAGAGTATTCTCAACTAAGATTAGGCAAATTAGTTACGGCAAGAATTGTTCATTACTGGAATACTGAAAGAATGCTCAGGATATATGATCAAAACGGAAAGATTCAGTATGTAAAATATAATCCTGATCGTATTCAGCAAATGCGCTACGAAGTAAAAGTGGTTCCTGGTTCAACGGCTGGACTAGATAAAGAATCAATTTTTACAGTAATGTCAAACTTAGCAGATAAGGGCGTAATTCCTCCAAAAACTTTTATCGAAAGCGTAGACATACCTTATAAAAATAAAATTCTTGAGGATATCGAAGCCAACGACCAGATGAAGGCCCAACTTGAAGCCTTGGCGGTGGAAAACGAGGAACTGAAAGCAATGGTCCAAGAAGCTGATAAGGTACTAGAAGAAGAGGAAAATATTATTGACAATGTGCCACAACAAACAATTTAATAATAAGTAGTTAATAGATAGTGACCAACCAGAAAATGGAGTCCCATGTTAGAAGGAAACGAAGGAAATCAAGGAAATGAAAGTGCTAACGCTAGCACCGAGGAATTTAATGCTGAAAATTTTGATATTAGTCAGCTAGATGCTGCCGACGGGCAGTCGTCCGATGTCAATATGGATGCATTAAAAGAGATGGGTATTTTCACAGACGAAGGCAGTAAGAAAGACGAAGTAGACCACTCTGATAAAGAAGTCGAAAATCTTCCTGAAGACGCCTCGCTTGACGATATTATTAGCGATTTAGCAAAAAACCCGAAAGAGCACGACGCGGAGATTGAAGAAAAGCTAGCCCAGGATAAACTAGACAATGATGATTCTAAACAATCCGATGACTCGGACTTAGAAGAATTAGAGTCAATTATCTACAAAGGTGAGGAAAGAAAGCTTAGTAAATCCGAGTTGAAAGAATACGCTCAGAAGGGTTTTGATTATACCCAAAAATCTCAGGAAAACTCAAAAAGGAATTTAGAGTTAGAAGAGAGAATGAAAGGGTTAGATGATAGAGAAAAAGAAAGTTTCTCTAAATTTGAGGAACAAAAACAAAAGTTTTCAAACGATTTAAACGCAAAAAAACAATGGGACTTTGTACTATCTGCTTTACAAAAGCAAAACCCTGATCTTTACGACGATGTTAAAAGTTTTAGTGAAGATATTATGATCCAACATCAAAACCCCCTAGTCCAAGGATTAATGGAAAAAGTTAATTCTTTAGAGAACCGAGGCGTTGAGAAGGAAGATCAAGAGATAGCAAACCAATATTATAATGAACTAAAAGATATTAAATCAACTTTAATACCTACTTTGGAAAAATTAGGAATTAGCGTTGACGAGGATAAGATAAAAGATGCTTGGATAAAAGGCGCGGAAAACGTCAAGGCGGCGGCATATTCGATTTACGGGGATCAAATTAGAAAGCTCCAAGAATCAAAAATCAAATTGAATACTGCAAAAAGAAAAGCCTCCTCACGAAAAACGCCGACAGCTTCAAGCTTAGGGAACGCCAAACGAACAGAAACGGCGCGACCTAAAAAATCTAGTTATCATAATATTAGTAAAAAGCTATTGGGTTATTAATTAGTAACAAAGTCTCCTAACAATGGAGACCTAAAATGGCCTTAACTTTTACACAATTGACAGCAATTACCGAAAAATTATATATCCCTCGATTGATAGATGGTGTCTATGAATCATCAGCAATTCTAATGAGAATGATGAAGAGTGAACATTTCAAATTAAAAACAGGTGGAACAAAGCTTGTTGCTCCTGTTATCAGTAGCAAACCAGGATCAGGAGGTTATTACTCAGACCTAGACGAGCTTGACACTTCACCGACGGACAACCTAACGGCTGCTGAATTTGACTGGAAGCAGATTTATGAATCTATCCGTATTGCCCGTTCAGATATTTTAAAAAACTCTGGCGATGCTCAAAAACTTTCATTAATTGAAAGCAAAATGACTATTGCTGAAACAAATATCAGAGAAAACCTCTCAATAGGTCTTTACTCAGATGGAACGGCGGCAACCGGAGCTTTGACAACTAAACAGTTAACAGGTTTTGCTGCACTTCTTAGCACTTCGTCAACTTATGGCGGTATTGCCGTAGCAGATATGGCCGAATGGATTGCTACAGTTAAAAATAATTCAGGGACTAATAGAGCGCTAAGCCTAAACTTAATGCAACAAACTGACAACGCTGCAAGATATAAAGGTGCCAAACCCACAATGATCACTTGTGACAAAGACGTGCAGGATCAAGCTTGGGCCTTATATCAACCGCACCAACGAATATTCAACTCAGGGATGGCCAAACTAGGTTTTGAAGATGTTCTAGAATTTAACGGAAAGCCTATAATTGTTGATGAGCATGCCAGTGCAAATCAAATGCTTTTCATTGATGAGAAAAACACTTATCTATGTGCTCACCGTGATGAGAACATGAGAGTTGAAACTCTAGAAAGACTTGAGACTTCAAACTCAATGCTATCTAGAATCTTTTGTATGTTGAACATGGTAGGTCATTCTAGAAGATCTAACGGTTTACTAGATGATATTGAAGTAGCATCATAATAATAGTTTTTTAGTAAGTTTTAATAAATTCATAGGAGAAAAAATATGAAATCTTTTTTAACAATTTTTTTATTGATTGGAACTATGTTCTTTTCAACTTTTGCTCAAGCATTAATCACGACTCCTTTCTCTAACTCTTTTGATAACACTGGAACGGTTAAGAATCGCGACAGAGTAGTTATCAAAGTAAGAGCAAATAGCACGACTGCAATTACAAAAGGTCAGTGCGTTTATTATAATACGACTTCAGATGATGGAATCACCGTTGATGCTATTCCTTTAATCCTTCCCACTGACGGAAAGACAGGAACTTCTTTAATGCCAGCATGTATGGCAATGGAAGCAATGGCCGTTAACAAGGACGGGAAATGTCTGGTTTTTGGTTATACCGATATCCTACTATTTGATGAACTACAGCGGTTGCAGGCGAGCCAGTTTTTTGCGGTTCTCCTAATAGTGCCGGTAGATTCATGGCGATTGCTTACGGTAGCGTAAATGCATATAACCGACCAGTAGGTCAATTCCTTGACGCAAGCGCGTCGTCTGCTTCTGTAGAGGCATTTGTTAATTTTCTATAAGGAAATGAATGAATTATTTTAATGTTTATTGGGGGGCAGTGCTTTTGCTGCTCCCTCTTTGGATTAGAATAGAGAAAGTCCCGGTTGATATGCGCTTTACAAAAGACATGTTTTTTATTGCATGTGTGACGGTATCACTGGCCCTTTTCAAAAGAAAAAAAGTAGAGGCGAGCGTTTTGCTTGTCTCTACTTTCCTTATTGCTATTTCATTTTATAATCAATGGTTGGTAACTTCTTACGCAGTAATTAATCAATGG